GTTTTCTTGCCTTGCCCCTAACTAAGATATATGTACACCTTTTAGTTAATCACATGAATAACAGCAACATATCAAGTATTAATTTTTCACATTATGCAAAATATGATGAATTTTACGAAATACTTTTGCAGAAAGTGAAAACAAACTGGCAACGTGGCGGTAATTTGATATTAGGGTTGTCAGATTCAAAAGTCAGCAGGATATTTTCTGGTAAGCAAAAAGATTTTGGGACATTGGTAAAAATGGCAGAATTCATGGAAATAGATGTGTTATTTGCAATAACATGACAAAAGTCATTTCACATTGATTTAAATGGTCATACTTTCGTTTTAAATCAAATCAGAACAAAATGAAAAAATCATATGAGAATTGGACAAAAGAAGAAACTCTTGCATTGATAAAGCAACGTGCTGAAGATGCAGTCGCTAAACATGAGAGAATTCAGGCTGGTAAAAAATTCAGGCTGGTAAAAGTTTCAAATACTCCGGCAACATGGAAAGAAGTTGAAGTTAAAAATTAACAAAACAAAACAAAATGGAAAGACAAAATGAAATAGAACGACTGGACACTATTTATTCATATATTCGAATATATGATAAAAGGATAAATGGAAGGATGCCGGAATATTACAAAATCTTTGGAACTGAAAACCGATGGAAACATCAATGTGAAATCAATAAGAAATGTTCTTATTATTGGAAACGAAAATTTAACAAAATATTAACCGAAATAAACTATTAACTGACATGTATTTTGCAACTTATACCGACCCAACTGAAGAATGGGATTATGAAACGGGAGAAACAGATGAAAGGGAAAATTTTGAATTCGATTATTCCGATGAATTTGAATATTAAAAAATAAATAATCATGATTGAATCAGCAATATCTATTTTCAAAAAATTACCAGAAACGAAAAGTCAAGTAAAACAATATGCTATATTAATGCGGATTCCCGTATTAAATGGCGAAGTTGAACCGCTAAGGTTCGCAGCTCGAATTTCGGCATTGGAACAACTTCTTAAAGCTTTAAAAAGTGACCACTTGATAAAGGATGTTATTTTGCAAGAAGCTGAAAAATACGGCTCGAAATCGTTTGAGCATGGCAACGCCAAATTTCAAATAAAAGAAGTTGGTGTTAAATATGATTATACTAATTGCATGGATGTTGATTGGGAACAATTAGACAGCAATGTAAAGTTTGAAACAGATAAAAAGAAACAACGTGAAATTTTCTTAAAATCGATTACCCCGGAAATGGAAGTCTATGGAAGAGATGGGACACAATTAAAACCCGTTGTAAAAACAAGCACTACACAGGTAACAGTAATATTAAAATAATGGAAGAAAATTATGAAATTTTGATTGAAATACTCAAAAAGAGTATTAAGAAAAATGGTGAAAAACCATTAACAAATAAATATCTTTTAAATATCTTACTTTTGGCAGAAGAAAGAATTAATGATATTAATGATATTGATGAATATGGATATCCAGATATATTTTAAAATAATCTAAAACTAAAAAAATGAGTTTTTCAAAACCAAAATTACAAAACCCGTGTTCAAAATTTATTGAGTACAAAGGCAGTAGAGGTGTTTTTCAGTATTGGGACAAAGAACATGGAAAAAACATTGAAATTGAAACGCCTTTCTTTTTTATTGTATTGGACCAATTAAGCACTATTAAAGGTTATTCCGATAATTATAATTGTGGGATATATTCAAACGAAGTACATTATTTGGATAGTGAAATTCTGAAAGTAAAATCTTTCAAAGGTGGGTTTTCTGCAACCGGAATTTACAAAGATATCAAAGGTGAAATTATAAGTGCGGGGGGCAAATTTGCAAAATCTATTTATTGCATGGCATTTGATAAAGATTTGAATTGTGAACTTGTTAATTTCCAACTTTACGGTTCGTCTATTGGTCCATGGTTTGAATTCAAATTTGATTTTCAAAGAAACGCCGTAGGGATTACCGGGGAAACAATAGATAAAATAAAAGGGACAACAAAATACAAAGAACCGATATTTAAAAAATATGGGATAAAAGAGGAGTTAATTGAAAGTGCGATTGAAATGGACAAACAATTGCAAGATTATTTTTCTCAATATAAAGCGCAAAAAATAGAATCTGAAATTGAGAAAGAAGAAAAAACGGATACTGAAATTTTACACGAAACTAATTTTGAACAGGACAAAATGAAGGTGTATAATGTTAAGGGAATGGATAATGAACAAACAGATATGCCATTTTAAAATAAAATACAAATGAAGGTAACGCAAAGGATTGAAGCATCAACATTAAAAATCCGTAAATACAAAACTGGAATTCAGAAAAAAATCAAAGTAATTTCTAAGGAACTTGCAGAACTTGAAAAGCAACATCATAAGGCAACGGATTTATTAAGGGGGAAAAAGGCAAAGTTAAAATCAAAGGTTGAAAAATACATAACTGATACTTGTCTTGAAAATGAAGTAAACGAAAAGATTATAAGGAAAATAATCGAATGATATTTGACACGAAAATAAATGCAATCGCCGCAAAAAAAGAACTTGCAAGGTTAATAGAGTTAAATGTTGAAGTTGAGATAAAAAAGGTTGTCCAAACGAGGACTAAGAAACAAAACCGGGCATTGCATTTATTTTTTTCACTGGCAGCAAAAGATTTAAATGAGTTGGGTATTACATGTGTTTTGCCGTTATTGGGCGGGATTGAAACCAGATGGACAAAAACACTTTTCAAAGAAAATACATGGAAGCCGATGCAAATTAGAATGTTCGGCACGGAATCAACAACAAAATTAAAACGAAATCAAATTGACCAAGTATTTGAGGCAATAAATATGTTTCTCGGTGAACGTGGTATTGTTTTAAATTTCCCGTGTGAATTTGATTATTATTTAAACAATTATGAAACAAACAATTAATTATTTACAAAGGCAAAAAGTCCCGGTTACAGAATCGTTGATTAATTCAATGGTCAATGATGTTTTTGAAATATTTGCAGATTTGCCACAAACGGCAAATAGGCAGGATGTGAGAAAATTGATTGTTAATAAAATTAACTGGGATTGTAAAAAATTAAATTTCACAAAAAATAGTTAACAATTATGTGTATATATATTTCAGAGATGGATGAAAATGAACATGGCATTTTGGGACTTGGAAACATCATAATCAAATGTGATTCAAAAAAGAAAACGGCAGTGTTAACAGGCGAATTAATTGGTGAAATAAAACATAACGGGGACATGGCAGTAAAAATAATTAAAGGTATTGTTTATAACGAAGAAATTCGAATAGTATCAAAAGCAAAAAAATTGGCGGCAGAATCATGTTCTACTCCATATTTTAGATTACATCAAAATACGAGTTCTATGGAAGTTGTATTCTCACAATATTTGGTTTATTGGTTTGTTTTTAAATATTTACATTTCACCCCAACAAATGCAGGGTTATTATTTGGGAAATCATGTTCAACGGCATTACGTGGTATAGGGGTCATAAATACTAAGGACAAATATTTGATAGATATTCAAAGGGCATGGCGGAAAAGGTTTATTCAAAAAATTAACGAATCAGGAATTTTAAAACAATTACCATGAAAGATATTATAAAAGGATTTGTAATCGGGCTTATGATAGTTTATCCTATTATTCACATTTTTATTCAAAAAGAGAGAATTCAACAATTGAAAAAAATTGAACTAAAAATAGATTTGTTGCAACTCAGGTTTGATTATATCGCTGATTCTTTGAAATTCAGCATTCCGGCAGTTGAAATTGAATATTTTCCACAAGCAATTGAAAATTATGAAAAAAATAGATAATTTATTAGATTCCGCCTGGAGTTTATTGATAAAATTACGTGCTGATAATAAATGTGAAAAATGTTATAAAATAACATATCTCAATTCACATCATATTTTTAGCCGTTCAAATAAATCTGTGCGTTGGAATATAGATAACGGGGTTTGTTTGTGTGCTGGGTGTCATGCGTTAAAAAATGATTCTGCACACAAAGATCCTTTGACTTTTGGGGAATGGATAAAAAACAAAAGAGGTGAAAAATGGTATCAAAATTTAATGATACGCGCTCATTCTGTAGGAAAATTGCATGTTTTTGAAAAAGAAATTATTTTAAAAGAACTTCAAAAAGAGATAAATGAGAAAATGTGAGAACTGTAAACGATTTAAAATCTGTGAATATAAATGGTATTTTCAACCGCAAAAAGGAAATAATAATTGTGGAACTTTTAAGAAAAGAAAATGAATTTTGTTTTGTTACTGAATAAAACCCGTGATATCCCGACTATCAAACCGGTGCGGTTTTTTACAAAAACTACTAAAAATGAAACATTGTAAATATTGCAAGTATTTTAAAAAAGGAAATTGCCGGATATATCGGTTTAATGTATCGGTAAATGCTAACTGGTGTTTGAAATATAGTGAGAGTTTAATTTACAGAATTAAAAAATTATTAAGTTATGAAAGCAAATAGTTTATCCGCTTATTTTGATGAAACGAACAAGCGGAAATTTAAAAGTCATTGCGCGTTGATTGTTCGTGAATTATATAGGAATCCTGGGCAACATAGTTATCGATTATCTGCAAAACTTAAATTAAGCAACGAAGGAATAAAAAAAAGAATTTCCGATTTATTAAATATTGGGATTATAGAGGTTTGTGGTGAGGTAAAATATTACGGAAATATAAACAGTTTGTATCAAATTGCAGAACAGTTACCAGAACATCCTGTTAACAAAATTAGTTTGCGCAGATGGTTGAAAAAAGATTACCCGTTTATATTAGATGAATTTAATCTTTTGAACTTATGAAAAGTGATAAATTGAAACATGCAAAGAGTATCTATTCAAATGAATTATATTCGTTATGGACGTATAGGCATTGGATTCCAGACTCAGGAAAAGTATTAATTATAAAAAGGTTAAAATCATTGCGCCGGGAGATTGAAATATTGAATAATAATATACTAAGAAATGAACAATAATATTTACCCGCCAAAAATCAGATTATTGATTTGGACTGTTATCTGTGTTTTATGTTGTTTTATTTGGATGTTTTTATTGAGATTTATTTTTAAATAAAATGATTAAACATGATAAAAATCATTTCACATTGACTTAAATGGTCATACTTTCGTTTTAAATCAAATCAGAACAAAATGAAAAAACTAATAATATTCTTATTCATTGCCGCATCATTTTCGGCAATATCGCAAACCGATTCAATTGGTTATGTGGTTTACGTAAAAGGTATTTATGATACCAAAAGACATAAAATTACAACAATTGAAAAGGTAACTGAAAAGTTAAACATCCATTTTCCGGATGTGAAAGTTGACATTGAAAAAGAATTGACTCAATCGGATTATTTTCAAATGATGAATGAGTATAAGATTTTTTTAGTTGAAAAAAAACGGATTGTTGTTCGTAACGGAAAAACTAAATATAAAAGGTTATGAAAGCGGATTCTTGATAGCTGAAGGATTGACTTTGTTCCTGGTTTCAACTGTTTTATAACGTTTCTGTCTAAATTGTGGAATAATACGGATTTTACACTAAATATTATGAATAAAAAAGAAATTGAACAATTGAAAAGTAAGGCAATTGAGAAAGCAAAAGAAAATTTAGATATTTATTATAATGGTGATATTCGAGTGTTTACAAAGGGATTTGATGCAGCAGTAAAATTATTTTCTATGCACGATATTATAAAGAGCGAAACGACGGTTTGCCGATGCTTTACCCATTATTGTCCAACAAGAAATACAGATAATAATACTTGCTTAGTAAATGATTTTGATTGTGAGGATAGGCAATCTGATTGATAACTCTTCTATATTTAATTAAACAAAATGAAAAAGGCTAAAATACGACACACAGTTTACACAAATGGAATCAGTTCAAAGCTTCATAATCGCCGGGTAACTGTAATTAAAGAGGGTGACGGGTTTCATATTGAATTTCAAATAATCGACCATAATTATAAGCCGAGAATTATTTCAAGATTAGTTCGTGGAAAAATAAATGTAAGTTCATTTAATTTGTCGCGTGAAGCGGCTGAGGTGTTGATTATAGATTTGGCAGAGATGTTAAAATTAAAAGATAAATATCAAAATTCATAACATGAAAACAGAAAAAGAATTAAGAAAACTATTTTTTAAAAATACTAATGCACATATTGAAATCAGTTATAGTGAAACTGTACCAGTGATGAGTGTTGAAGCATTTATTGAGTCAATGGCTGAATTAAATTTCTGCAATAACGAAGTTGTTAGCGAACGTACTTTAGATATTAATATTTGTGCTGCATTGATTAAATCAATGCCATTAGACCAAGCAATTCAAATAATGAAAAGTGACATAACTCGTTTACCACCGACGCAAGTTATAGAAGGAGAATTAGTTGTGACGTATGTTCGCTAACTAAGATGTATATTCACATTTAAATAAATACAATGAAAAAAAACATGAAACAAATAATAGTATTTACATTCAAAGATGCAGAACCTTTTACATATGTTGAAGTTGATTATAATTTCAACATAGGAGACACTGTATATTATCAATTTACAGAAGAAGAAAAAACTCACGATGTTATAAAAAATTATTACCCACATGCAGATTGCGAGGGGATAATAACTGCTAAATGGATAAATATAACCGATATGGAAATATTATGGACAGTTGAAATAGACCTGAAATAGTCAATAAAATTAATTGATTAAGTCGATTGTTCTTTGTATATTTGTAATGCGATTATCAAATGAGAAATTCAGATAAAATAGTATTTATAAAATAGACATTGTTCCTGTAAGGTATCAAATCTCATTTGGTAATCGCACCCTTACAGGACTTTGTCCTATAACAGTGTGAGTTATGGCTAAACGATTTACAGATACAAACAAATACAAAAAACCATTTATAAGGGGCTTGCAAGGGGCTTATAAGGTGCTTTGGGATTATTTATATCACGATTGTGACCATGCGGGAATATGGATTGTAGATTTTGACATAGCTCAAATTTATATTGGAATAGATTTGCCAATTAATAAAGAAGATGCAATGAGATTTTTCAATACAGATGAAAAAAGAATTGTAGAAATTAATTCAGGTTCGAAATGGTTTATTCCTTCATTTATTGAATTCCAATATGGAGAATTAAATATTGAAAATAGGGCACATAATTCAGTTATTAAAATTTTAAATAAATATAAATTAATAAAAAACAATAAGCTCCTTATAAGCTCCTTACAAGGGGCTAAAGATAAAGACAAGGATAAGGACAAAGTTAAAGATAAAGAAGGATTTGAAAATTTTTGGAATTTATATGATCGAAAGGCAGGAGATAAACAAAAATGCTTAAATAAATGGGGGGCGTTAAAAGATGAAGAACGTGAAACAATTATTAGAATAGTTCCTGAATGGATAAAACAATATCCAGATAAACAATACAGACCACTCCCATCAACATTTTTGAACGGGCAAAGATGGAATGATGAAATATTAAAATCAAAACAAAATACAACACCACAATTAAAAAGATAATCATGCAATTTAAAGACCTTAATGAAAAGCAAACACAGGAAGAAATTGACAATTTCCTGAATGATTTGGTATTATCGTTGCGAATTAAAGACATGACCGAAAAGGAATTGTTATATATTTCTGACAAATTAATAAAATGGGTGTCAGGGAGTGTCATGTATGTTTCGAGGCTAAAACAAATAAGAACGGAAATAGTAAAAGACTATAAAAAATATTTGCCGTTTTGTTATGCCAGTTTAATAACGGCTTATCATAAAAGATCATGACCCCATTTCCGAAAAATATAGATGAATTCGAGAAATTGCCACTTGTAAGTGATGAACTTGTGTGCAAGGAAGTTGCTGAGTGGGGCGGTGAATGGTACGACTCTATTTTACCTGAAAACAATAAATTGAGTCTGAAATTTGAACCATGGAACAAAGAATTTAAAGGCAAATTGAGGGGGAAATTGGTCCCGATAATTGGTTACGGGGGTACTAAAAAAAGTTTATTGGCTTTAAATATTGCTTACGAAAATATCACACAGGGGCTTGGAAGTTGCATTTATTCAACTATGGAAATGGGGGCAACGCAAATAATAAATAGGTTAATAGACATGTCGGTTGAGCCAGCGGACGGGTATAACCCTCATGCAGAATTAGAATATCACAATAATAAAACAAAAAAAATAGATGCAAAGAAATTTTTTAGTACAACGGTTGCCCCGATGTTTAAAAACCGTTTTTTTATTACCGAAAATACATCTTTGCAAACCGAACAATATGAAAAATTATTAAACAAATTTAGGCTGCAAAATAAACGTATAGATATTTTGATTGTTGACGGTTTGGCAGGTATGGGAGGTAAAGGAAGTGAAACGGAACTATATTCAAAACATTCAAAGGAATTAAAGGAATTGGCTAATAAATGGAAAATATTGATATTCCTGGTGTGCCATGTTTCAAAAGGCGGATCTAAAGTAGATAGGGACTTATCGGACAAAGTCAGGAGTTCAGAGAAGATAATCGATAATTGTGATTTTTATATAACAGCCAGCCTTTTTGAAAATGAAGATGAATTCAATAAAGATTTTGGTGCTATGCGCTTGGTTAACAAACGTGGAACCGGGAACACTTTAGATATTGTTTACGAATTTAACAGGTTGCGTTTATTGATGACTGATACTGATTTTAATTTTAAGTCATTTGATTTTCAAGTAAAAACAAACAATGAGTTTTGAAGATTTAAATAATTGGGCGGCGCAATGTGAAATTGATGCTGATAAGTTATCATATTTGAAATTAAAAACAGATATCGAAGTTTCAAAATATTCAGTACTTCAGGATTATTGTGATTTTAATGTTTGGCAAACAGTTAAGCAAGCGCCTTTTTTATTTGGCAAAGAATCAATTAATTTTGTGGTGAAACACGGAGCGGAATTAAAAAGAAAGTTTACATTTGATGAAATGTTTGATTTTTGTGAAAAATTCAGGATATTGTCAATGCGAAATGAAATAAATAGTTTCGAAGATTTTAAAAGGTATAAAATAAAACGATTTCACTGAAACTATTAACTTTGATAAGTCAATATAAAAACGTAACTTTGTCAAAATGAAACTAATAAACAATAAGCAAGTATTGAGGTATTGCGGATGGCAATTATATGATACTGAATTATTGGGGTGTATAATCCATATTGAAGTAATGCCTTTTTACCTATGCAATTAATAATAATTTACATATCAGGTGCAATATTGATGTTTATCGGGTTGTTGATTTATTACGACAACGAACGCGTGCGCGCTTTTTGGGGCGGCATATTATGGCCCGTGACAATAACAGCATCGTTAATAGTGTTGATCTACGAATATTTAGACACAATAGACATTCTTTCAACAATAGTTTTAATTTTGGCAATAGTAGAGATAATACATTTTAAAACTTATTTATAATGGCAAAACTAAAAAATGATATTTGCGGGAATATACGGTTTTTTGAATACTTACGGAGCATAGGGTTTATCTTTCGTTATCCGGGGCAATTACAAAAAGATAAATTCCAAGTGTTTATTGATGACTATCCGTATTTGGTTGAACATGATGGAACGGTGTGGCATTTTGAAACTAAAAAACAATTCGACAAATTTTATTTTAAATATTTTGACATGCATTAACAAAACAAATAGCCAATCAAATAGCGATACAATGGTTTCGTACTAAATAACTGCAATATAACAACAATACAATGGCACGAAAAGGAGGCGCACCAGAAAATATGAGACCTTTCGAAAAAGGTGATTCAAGGATAAACAGAAAAGGCAGACCTCCTATATTGCCAGAATTAAAAGAGGCAGTATCAAAAGTATTAGGTAAGGAATATGGCAGTGAAACGGGATTAGACAAGGTATTAACTTCACTGTTCAACCGGGCATTAAAAGGGGACGTAAGGGCGGCACAGGAAATTTTAGATAGGGGGTTTGGGAAATCGCCACAAAAAATAAACACCAACATAACTGATAATTCAGATACTGGACTGGAAAATTTATCCTTCGAAGAATTATATCGTTTGAAATACGGGAAAAAAAAAAAAAAAAAAAAAACCTGAATGAATTATGATTCGATTTTAAATATTGAAATGTCCCGGCGCAACTTTTGGGAGTTTTGCAATACGTTGGAACCAGACTTTTACAAACCAGACAGGGAACATTTAATCAAAATATGCAATACATTAGATAATTTCTACAAAGGTAAATTGATAAAAGATAATGGTGAGGCTTTTTCCAAGTTGATAATAAGGCTTCCACCTCAACAAGGGAAATCGCGTACACTTGTAAATTTTACGAAATGGATATTAGGGTTGAACAGACAAGAAAGGATTATAACCGCTTCGCGCTCGGATTCTCAGGCAACGGACTTTTCGAGATATACAAGGGACGGGATTAACGAAATTAAAAACTTACCTGAACAGGTTGTTTATTCAGATATTTTCCCAAAGACAAAAATTAAACGCGGTGATTCTGCCGTTCAAAAGTGGGCGTTGGAAGGTGAACACTTTAATTATTTGGGTGTTGGCGTTTCTGGTGGGGTTACTGGGAAAGGTGCAACATTAAGGATAATCGACGATGTTGTCAAGGATGCTGAACAGGCGCTCAATGAAACGGCACTCGAAAAGATATGGATATGGTTGTCCGGTACATTCTCTAGTCGTAACAGTGCCGAAGCTGGTGAAGTGAAAGAAATATTTTGCGCTACATTATGGGGTGAACGTGATCCTCAGTATATTTTAGAACAAACTGAAAAAGGGGAATGGTTCATTTTATCGATGCCAGTATATGACCAGGAAACAGATAAAATGTTATGTGATGACTTGCTATCAAAAAAAGCATTCTTATCATTAAAAAAAAGGATGTGTTTTGATTCAAGGACAAAAACAATATTCTATGCCAATTACATGGCGGTTGCAATTGATGACAATGAATCGAAAGTTTTTCCGCGAAGTTCATTAAAATATTACAAAGACATACCTAATGAAAAATCAAACGAAAATGGTATAATAAAAGAAATATTGCAAGGGTGGACATTTGCAATCATTGATCCGGCAGATGAGGGGGTTGATTATTTTTCAATGCCAATATTTCAGATAATTGAAAATGATGTATATTTAATTGATTGTATATTTGACCAAGACAATTTAACAATACAGGAAAATCAGGTTGTTGTAAAAGTAAAAGAACACAAAGTTTCTGTATTGTTTATTGAAACAAATAACTCAGGGGCGTATTTTGTGCGAAGGATGAGGGAGTTATTGCCAGAGATTGAAATACAAGGTTTTTGGTCAAAGTCAAATAAGATTGCAAGGATATTGAACTATTCAGGTATTATAAAATTATTTTTCAATTTTCCGGAAAATCCAAACGTGACAACAACTAATTTGATGAACCAATTTTGTAGGTTAATGAAAACGAGCAAAAAGGAAGATGATGCTGCTGATTCAATTGCTGCTGCTGCAAAGTATTTGATAAGCCATTACGGACTGTTTAAATGATATATAAATAAAAAATTAATAGATTTTATTTAATAAATTTTATTTATTACCTTTGTCGCAAATGGTAATAACATGTTTGGACTGAATTCATTTCTTGACTCTTGGTCGTTAAACAGGGTGTTAAATAATAGATTCTTTAATATTAACCAAAACTCAACGCCTTTTTCAAATGATTATTTTGGTAATTTGCCAGCATGGATAAGTTTGTCAACTGCTGAAGATTTTGAAAAAGCAGTAAGATATAACCCTATTGTAAAATCAGCAATAAATATATTGTCAACATCTGCAAGTAATGGTAGGAAAATTGCTATTGATACAAATACTGGTGAGACAATCCCATGGACTGAAAATGATATTGCGATACAGCAAGCGAACAAATTATTTAACAAACGCCCAAACCCTATACAATCAATTAAAGAATTTTCTTTTGAAGGCATATTCTATTTAAAAACATTCGGGAATAGATATGTCACCCCTGTACTCCCAATAGGTAAAGACAAAGCAATCGATTTACTTAATATCGGTGCATTGTATAATTTACCGAGCCGATTTATTGAGGTCAAGAGAACAGGGAAAATATATAGTCAAACGGAAATAACCGGGATAATCAATAGTTATGCCAGAACAAATGTCAACCCGGTTGAATATTACGACCCTAATTTAATATTACATTTTAATGAGGTGAACATATCAAGTGAAGCTCCTACGATAATGGGGATATCCAAATTGGAAGTATTGAAAATGCCAATAAGCAACACTCAAAAAGCATTCGAGGCAATGAACACTATATTGTCAAATAGAGGTATGCAGGGTATAATTTCACCTAAAAAGACAGATGGTCAGGGGTCGGCAGTTTCATTAAATGCAAATGAGAAAAAAGAAATTGATAATACTTTTAAACAAGATTACGGATTATTGAACGGACAAAACCCTTTTTTGTTAACCCCAGTAGCTTTGGATTACATAAAAACAATAATGAATTCTAAAGAGTTGGGAATTTATGAGGAGTTCTCAAATAATTCAATATTAATTGCAAATGAATTCGGGATACCACCAGAATTAATCAAAACATACATACAGGGGGCAACATATGAAAACCAAGTACAATCAGTAAGAAGGTTGTATCAGGACGTTACTATTCCTATGGTTGCAGATGAGGATTTATATTGGTCCGACAAATTGGATACTTATAAATATGGGTTTGAAATACGTACATCATGGGAACATATTCCAGCATTGCAAGAAGCATTTAAAGAAAAAGCAACGGCAATAAATTTGAAAGGACGTACTGCGAAAGATGCTTATGATAATTTTGTAATTACAAAAAATCAATATTTGGAATTAATTGAATTGCCAGGAATTAAGGATGGTGACAAATATAAAAACGAATATGAAAAAGAAATTGAATAAAAAGGATATTGACAAACTTAAAAAAGAAAAAGTCAATAAATCAAAGGAGTTAATTAAAAAATAATGACATGGAATTATTTGATAAAAATAAGTTCAACAACAAAAAAGAATTATTTGATTTTCTGGTTGAGAACAAAGATACTTTATCAGCACAAAAAAAAGCAAATCTAAAGAAAGCAGATTGTGTTTCATTTGTGCCGACTATTATTAGAAATAAAGAAGATTCACTTAAATCAAATGAACCTGTTAATATTGACAACTTAGAAATATTGAAGGTCGTTGTTATTATCAATACAACTAATTTACTTGATTCTCATTCGGATGTACATATAAAAGGGATTTGGAACAAAAGCCTGAAAGAAAACCGAATGATAATGCACTTGAAAGAGCATGAAATGGAATTTTCAAGTATTATATCAGATGGTAAAAATTTAAATGCCTATGTAAAAGACTATACATGGAATGAGTTAGGTGTCGATTATGAAGGGAAAACACAAGCATTGGTATTTGAATCTACAATTGAAAAGAAACGTAATGAAAGAATGTTCATTCAATATGCCAATGGATGGGTAAAAAACCATTCGGTAGGAATGAAATATGTTAAGTATGACATGGCAATCAATGACGAAGATTATCCAAATGAATTTGAGGCATGGAATAAATACTACCCGGAAATTGCGAATAAAAAAACGGCTGATGAAAAAGGTTATTTCTGGTATGTATTAGAAGCTAAGGTAGTTGAAGGTAGTGCCGTGCCATTAGGAAGTAATTTTGTGACACCTACATTGGAAAATAATAAAAGTGAGCCGCCGAAAGACACTCACAAACGAGATATTGAGCCGCCGGAAAGCACTCAAAAAACATGGAAAGAATTAATAAATGAAAATTTTGTATTATGAACGACGAAGAAAAAAAAGAGTTGTTAAAAGAACTCGAATTAAAAATCAAATCAATAATCACTGATTCGACAAAAGAAAAAGTCAGTGCAAAAGATTTGAACGACAAAATAGCAGAAGTGAACAAAACCATTTCCGAGAATTTGTCAAATGATGAAATGGCTGATTTGAAAAAAACAGTTGATACGATGAAAACTGAATTGACAGAGGCAAACGAAGCGTTGAAAGCCCAGGGGCTGGAATTGTCAGGATTGAAGGAAAATGAAACGCAAAAGAAAGAATTGCCGAAAACATTCCGCGAAGCAGTGAAGGCCGCGATAATGGAAAAGAAAGGGGTGTTAGTTGAAAAAAATGATGACTATGGTAAACGTATGTCATTGAAAGACTATTTTACCGAAGCAGGGAACAAAAGGACTCCGAGCTTTACGATAAAGACGGCTGTTGACATGCTGGAAAGTAATATTGTTCAAAGTAATGTTGCAACGGTAAGACTAACAGAGTTAGACCCTCAGAGGGTAGGTATCCCGTTAACAATTTATCCACATGTTTTTGACTGGATGCCCACAAAAAAAATAGCCAGACCTTATATGTCTATTTTGGTTGTTTACAGTTATGAAGATGGTTCGGGGACAAAAACCGAAGGTTCAGCATCAAGTAAATCAAGTTTCTTGTTTAAAACCGTTGAATTTAAAGCGTTTTATAATGCTACTTATTTTGTTTTATCCGATGAAACACTGGACGATTTGGAAGAGGCACTGGATGAAATTGCAATAGTGGCACCGAGTAAGATACTTGATTCTGTTGATGGTAAAGTATTAGGTACTGCTGGGGATGATTCTACGGACATAGCCGGGCTATTTACTGCAAACAAACACACAGATTTTGCAACGGTGACATATACCGACACTGTTACAGGTGCTAACATGATTGATTTGATTGCAAAAGCAAAACTGCAATGTGAAGGTAACAAATACCGTCCGAACGTGGTCATTATGAACCCCTCGGATGTTGATAGTTTAGCATCATTGAAAGATGCAAACGATAATTCAGTAACTGACAGGCGATTGAGGTGGGACACTTTGGGCAACCCGACATTTGTATTTGGGATGCGTATAATTGCATCTACAGAAATCACCGCCAATACTTTGGCAGTTGTTGACCAAGCTCAATTAATGATTGGTATTCGAAAAGACATGACCATGGAAATTGGTTATAATAGCACTGACTTAACAGAGGGGCAAAAAACAGTCGTTATCAAAGTGCGGAATGCTTTTGGTGTACGTGACAAAGCCGCTGTTATTTATTCAGATGATATTTCTACAGATGTAACCGCAATTGATATATCAGCATAATGAAAAAATTTGTATTATTATTAATAGCCTGATTAGCATGTTGAAAATTAGAAATGAACGTAGGCATAGAAAAGCAGTTGAATTAATTTGTGAGAAATTGCAAATTACTGATAACGAATTAAATGCTTTCATTCAAGGAAATAAAATACCGGGGGTTGAGAAGTCCCCTGTACAAACTGCAAAAGAAGTTGCTGAATTAATCGCTGAATGTACAACAATTGAAGGATTGAACAGTTACAAAGGCGATTCGAGGCAAGTCGTAAAAGCAGCATTTAACAAGAAGTTGAAAGAATTATGAGTTTAATCGATGGATCATATTTTACAGGGTCTATTTTAATACCTAATTTAACGTATGGAGCGGTGTCGCCAGCGGTTTATGGCAGTGATATTTTGCAAGCGATTGTGCAATATGAAGCTGATATATTAACGCAATTATTGGGATATTCATTATACAAATTATTATTGGCTGATTTGGATGGGGACGGTAATCCACAAACAGAAAGGTTCACGAATCTTATTGATGGTGCTGAATTTACAAATGATTACATTGGCACTGACCAAACATTAAAATGGAACGGGTTTCGCAATACTGCTAAAATTTCATTAATTGCCTACTATGTATTTTACAAATATGTAGAAAGGAATGCAAATCAAATGTCAGTTGTAGGGAATACTGATTTGAAATCTGAAGATTCAGATAAAGTTTCCCCTATACGTAAAATGACAGATGCTTTTTATGAAATGCGTAAATTATACGGGATTATCCCACCTTACATAAGATTTTGGCATGATTCTGTTTTAGGCAGTGAATTGCCATCTGTTTATAATGATCTATCGAGTGCTTATAATTTTTTATTTGCAAATAAAGTAACTTATCCTGAATGGGTTTTTACACCACAAAAGGGGGTTAATATTTTTGGGTTATGAGTTATCAATTATTCCCGCGTGTATTTGAAAATATTATGGACAATGTCCGTGATGAATATGATGTTGCGGGGGTTAAACCTATTTATGAGTTTGGCACTTATCTCGAATTAACGAAGGTCGCAAAGTTAAACGACTTGAACAGGGCGGTTAAATATCCTTTGGTTTGGTTAGTTTGGGAAGCTAGTGAAAGTCGTAAGGCATGGGTTAACAGTTCAACTTATACATTAAGTCCAAGGATTTTTATTTGTAATTCAACAAAAAGCGAATATTCCAGTGATTACCGTTATACGAATAATTTTGAAGCTATTTTGTACCCTATTTGGGATTTAATAAAAAAATATAGTTCAAATAGTACTTCTGTGAATTCATATTCTGTAAAGGACTTTGAAACGTGGGAGCATTTATTTTGGGGTGAATCTCTTGGAATGAATAAAAGGGAGAACAAATTATTTGATACTTTAGATGCTTTAGAGATAAAAATAAATGAATTGAAAATATCTCCAAGCTGTTAAAATTAATATTGTAAAAAATTAAATATGAATACATGTAATGTATTACTACCTGGGGGGAAAAGCGGCGACTGCCAGATACCCTTAAAGGAAGTAAAGAACTTGTTAATATGTGATAAAGATGTTTCTTTTTCATATACAGCAAAAGAGGTTTTATCGAATTGGACAAATTTAATAAAACAGGATTTGACTATTTACGCAATCGCTGGGCTGGTTGGGTACAATAACACTACTGATGATCCTACAATTGTAGGGAGCGGCAACATGGCGAAAAAGGTAATCGACAATCCGTTACCAAGTTTTGAATTGTTTTTAGATTCAAATGTATGCGATTTTAAAAACATGTTAACCACTTTGAAAGGTGGTGTTTATGGCGTGTTTTATGAATTAGAGGACGGTACGATTTTAGGGAGCATTGACCAGTCGGGAACTGAAATAGGTTACCTTAAACCATATCAAGTAACGATTAAGGCAAACACAAAATTAAATCAGGAAAAAGGTTCTGTTAATGCTTTTCGTGTTTACGTAAACCATTTGAATTTTTCACAGGTTGAAAATCAATTTGTATTTAGCCCCGCTGCATGGGAAATAAGCGAGTTAGTTGATGCCATGCCAATAGGGTTGAACATATTGAAACCTTCGGTTTATGCAAGCGGTGACCAGGAAGTTCAGATTAATTTGCGCGGTTCGGATGCTTACACTGGGTTAGTTGTAGGTGATTTTGAAACATCGACAGCATTTGGCAATGTTGCAGTTCCGGCGGTTACTGCGTTGGTTGAAAATGGATTGGGAAGTTATACTTTAACATGTCAGAAAGCAGCTACCCCTGCTAATTTGGTTGATGGTGATGCATTATATTTGAGGGTTAAAAAACTTTCAGGTTCGGATGTTACCCATATGTCTGGATGGATTCGCATTGAGGGTGTAACTTAATCGCTATGGGTATAATCAGCGATAAAATAAAGAAGTTGCCTAAAAAGGATTTGAAAAAGTGGGTTGCCGCGAGGGAAAAAGAAAACCGTTCTCAGGATTGGAAAGATGAACTCGAAAAGTTAAAAAAGCAATTCGATGTTAAGGGAACTGGCAGCAAGGGCAAAAACGATTAATGTTCAGGAATTGGCGTTGAAGGTTGCACAGCAAAATTCGGGGTTGATAAAGGAACGTGTTCAGCAACAATTGATAGTCGGTGAGAATGAAGACGGTCAAGAAGTTGGAAGATACAAAAGTGAAAGGTATGCCAATTTTAAACAAAGGATTGGCAGCCTTGCACCTTCTGGTGTTGTTGATTTGAAATTATCAGGGGAATTACAAAATAAATTAAAGGTGGGTATTTTCCCTACTCAATATTTAATCAATTCTTTAATCGATTATTCTAAATATCAAATCCAAAGGTACGGCAAAAAAATATATGGACTTCAAAAAGAAAATAGCGAAGATATTAAATTTAAAAACTCAATCGGAATTGCAACCGAATATAAGCGGCTATTGGGCATTTAAATTATCAGTAGAACAGGTATCACTTATTTTTGATGCTAATTTTCGCGGATGCTTTGGGTTTCGTAAAGAACATAATTTTAATACATTTCTTTTAGAATACAACCAGTTATTTAATTCTGGAAATAAGCAACTTGAAAATGATATTTTTAGGACACGTTTATTTTTGAAGCACATGAAATTGCAAGCGATGTATAACTCATTGCTTTATTCAAAAGGGATAAATGCAAAGAAGGAGTTCGTTAATATTTTTGGGTATGATTATACAGAAATAAAAGATTTAAAACGTGTAACAGATGAAAATAACAGGATATTAGATAAATTAAAAATAATCAATAATCCAACGGACGGCGAAACGATTGCATTTAGCGATTTGGTGGTAATGGTTGAAACATCGCGAAAAATACCAATTGACAGGGACATGAAACTTTGGGAATTTAAGAAAGTCTATGATTTAGAATTAAAGAAATGGCAGCAGACATAAATCAAATAATTGACCCGAAGGTAGTTGCTGAATTTGAGAAACTCAATGCACAAATAATTGCAGCCGGGACAAATACAGATAAATTAATCCCGATTTACAATAAACTTAATACAACTTTAAGTGGTATTTCTAAAACATTAAATACGGATGCTGATTCTTTAGCGAAATTAAATGCTGTTAAAAAGGAGTCAGAATCGGTAAATAAAAAACTTATAACAACAGAGGCAAAAATCGAAGAATCAACATCCAAACAAAACAAATTATTATTAACCTTACAAAAACAGCAACAAAAGCAATTACAATTATTAAAAGCAGAGGCAGCAGTTAAGGCGGCTGCAAAAGGTTCTAATGAAAAACTGGCAGCTACGATTTCGCTATATGAAAAGAGATTAGCTACTGTTAACCAGACAACGGCAAAAGGGAAAGCACAAGCAGAAAAGTTAGTTGCTACTATTGGCAGGATGAACACCAAGTTAACCCAACAATCGAGTACGTTAACAAAAACAAAAAGGAACATCGGAAACTACGGCAGTGCAATGAATGGCATGGGTGCGAAAGTTAAAGCCGTAGGAATGCAATTTGCAGGAGCTTTAGGATTGACAAGTGCCGTGTTTATTTTTATGAATGTATTAAAAGGTTCTTTTAATACAATAAGAGAATTTACAAAAGAAAACGCCGTTTTAGCGGGTGTTTTGGGTGTAACGCGGAAAGAAGTAAAAGAGCTTACAAGTCAGGCGATAACATTAGGGGCAATATATCCAGTGACTGCGACGGATGTAAATAAATTACAAGTCAGTTATGCACGTTTGGGATTTACACAGTCTGAAATAATAAATTTAACCGAAGCAACTATACAGGGGTCAATAGCATTAAATGCAAGTTTAGATGAAACGGCAACTTTAGTCGGGGCTATGGTTAAGGCTTTTGATAATTTAGGTACTCAGGATTCTGGACATATAATTGACGTTTTAACACTGGCAACGCAAAGGAGTTCTTTAAGTTTTGAAAGTTTAAAGACAGCAATGCCAAAAGTAGCAGCGGCGGCAAATGCTATGAATATACCATTAGAAACGGTATCAGCTCAATTAGGGATAGCACACGACGCCACTTTGGACGCGTCAAGTTCGGGGACATCATTAAGAAATATTTATTTAGAACTTTCAAAGCGAGGCTTAACAATGGATGAGGCTTTGGTAAAAATAAATGGCAGCACAAATAAATTAAAAACATCTTATGAATTATTTGGTAAACGTGCAGCGATAACAGCGTTAGCACTTGCAAATAACACCGAAAAAACAAAAGCGTTAACAACTGAAATGAAAATCGCCGGAGGAGTTGCAAAAAGAGTTGCACAAGAACAAATGGCAACACTTGACGGGTCATTAAAAGGGCTTGGCAGTTCATGGGAAAAATTAATATTGCAATTTAAAGGGAGTGAAAGCGGGCTAATGTCTTTTTTTGATGGATTGTCTGGAATGATAGATGGGGTAAGTTATGCCATGACATCTTCCATAGATAAATTTAATACACAGTTAACAACCGTAAAAGATTTACAGTCTGGGTTAGTCCCATTGGTTGATGAATATGAGAATTTAAAAAATAAAACTGATAAATCAGTAAAGGAACAGAACAGGATGCAAATTGTTATTGGTGAAATTGCAAAAATAACACCTTCAGCAATTACTGAGATAGATGAATATGGGAATGTAATTGATATATCGGCGGGGAAGGCTCGTGATTTTGTTGTCGCTCAGAAAGAAATGTTAAAACTTAAGAATATAGATGCGATAAAAGAGCAAGAAAATGAATTGAAAAAATTAAATGTTCAAGTTAGTATTATAAACACAAAATTGACAAAAGGGACATTATCAGAATTTGGAGAATGGCAAAAATTGAGTTCGAAAGAAACAGGGAAATTAAATATTAAATTACAAGAGTTAGGCGGAGAAAGATTACGCTTAGAAACATTACTAAAAGGGCTTAAAGGTGATTTTATGCCTGATGTTGATGACACGGCAGTTGCTAATTTGGTTAAATCAATAGAAACTGCAACGAAAGAAGAAATAAATATCATTTTAGAAAAAAATAAAACATTAATAAATAGTGAAGATAGATATTCTAAATCAATAGAAAAATCAGTTAAACTTAGGCATGCTGCAATATTAAAATTAAAATTAAAAGAAAAATTGGAAATAATAGACAATGCACAAAGTGAAGCTGATGAAAGAATAAAAATTTGGGAAGATGAAACTTTAAAACGGGCGAAATTAAAACAGGAACAAATTAACGAACAAATAAAAATTGAAAAAAGTTTTGCTGAAGAGATAGCTAAAGGAGTAGAAGAAAGCGACAAAGAACAAACTAAAAAAGTAGATAAATCAGTAAAACAAGCAACAGAATTATCCGAACAAACAAAACAAATAAAACAAAATGAAATTAATGAAAAAACCGAGAAAGATAATGAAGATGCCCAAAAGGAACAAGCCAACAAAGACGCCACAAAACAGGCAGCAATAGATTCATCAATAGAATTGGGCAATATATTATTTGGGTTAAAAACAGCATCCTTGCAACGTGAATTTGAAGCAGCCGCAGGAAATGAAAAGAAACAGGCTGAAATAAGTAAACGATTAGCACAGCATGAAAAGAAACAAGCATTATTTAATATAGGGATAAATACAGCACAGGGAATAGTAGCAGCACTTGCAAGTGTCCCGCCAAACGTTCCACTATCTTTTATCATTGGTGGAATAGGTGCAATCCAGGCGGGAGTAGTTGCAGCAACCCCAATACCTGAATTTGCCAAAGGTACACAATACGCATCGGGTGGGGTTTCTTTAGTTGGGGAAAAAGGTCGGGAAATTATACAAAACCCAAAAGGTGACATTTCACTTGTAAATAACCCCGCACTTATAAATTTAGAACGTGGCTCCAAAGTGTTGACTAACCAACAAACAGAGGCTTTTTTGAATGACAAAAATATTGTTAACGAATTACGACAAACACGCAAAGCAATCCAGAGAATACCACAAACGACAATAGACAGGAACGGAAACAAAATAGCTGAGAGGTATAAGGATAAAAAAACAAATTATTACAATTCTAAATTTAGGCTTAATTAATGTCAACACAAC